CGCCGGGAAGACCACCAGAAAAAGAAAAGCTGTAAAGGCGATGGCACCAGCCAGGCAGAGCGCGAATTTTTTACCGTCCGACATTTTCGAGCCTCTATATAAAAGAAAGGGGGCTACGCGCTTTTCTCTTTTGCGCGTAGCCCCCTAGAAGACCAAAGTACTAGGAATCGAATTTTTAGGTTCAGATCAGTTTCAGCATGACCCTTTTATAAAAGCTGCTAAAGCCGCCATACTCTTTTAAAAGCGCCTCACGAT